TTACTTAGAAGCGTTTACCTGTGCGGTATTTTCTGCATGACCATACGTCCGGTCAATTACACCAACAGGTTCCACTGGTGCTGTATGTGGAATAACCCAGCCGCTTTCACTTATACTACCTCGTGTAAGATATTTAGCTTTTACCTTAACGATAATAAGATGATGCCCCCTGCTGAAGCGGTCTGCAACACTAAGTTCTGTTGTATATTCAGGTGCAATTCTTCCACTCCGAACCTGCTGCCTGGCTGTTTCTTCAGAGACAGGCAATACACTAGAATCGGCGCCCTCCACACCTCCTGCTGTTTTAAACTTAATAATATTTTCAGACTGCGGACCAATTGTCCCCCTGCATAATACAACTTCTGTCTCGCCTGCTGCAGCATCACCACCCTGGTGTTTTTTATAAATACTTTGCACATTTTCTTCTGCTGTAGGATATAAATCCTCTGATAGGGAAGGAATCATATCCTCCAGTAATGGTGAGTCATCTTCAATATCCAGAAGTTCTACATCATAACCAAAGTCGCCTTCTCTTAACTCCGAATAAGGTTTGTCAACATGCCGAATAAGTCCTCCCCCTTTCAGCCCAGAGGCCTTATAAAATTTACCGTCAGAAGTTCTATAAAATGTCATGCCTGCATTTTTTCCGGTATCAGAAAAGGTTCCCTGATACGTTTCTGAACCAGGCTCTTTAGTTAAAACGACCTCCCTATCGCCATATTTTATCGTATTAGGTGCTTCCGTTGAAAATGGTGAAAATGATTTTTGTTTTCTATAAAACCCTTCTCCTGACTGTTTATAATAACCATGAATTTCTTTATCAAACCCTGTAGCGCGATAGAGTCCATCGTTTCCCTCAGGATTTAACTCAAGAATTTTCTGATTGCTTTTTTGATAAATAAAATCAGTACCTTCTATTGACTCTATAACTTTATAATTATTCCCTTTTTGAATCGGCGATCGTATTACACCTCGTTCTATTTTATTTTCAACAAATTGGAGGCCCGTATACTTTGCGTTTGACGCCCTTTCTGTAAACTTTGCTTCTGCAACAGGGATAGCTTCCATACCAACACGAATAATATCCTGAACGTAGCCACATACATCAGCAGACTTTTCCACAACAGCCCGATTAAGAATACTGCTGGTACCAGCCAGAGCATTAAAACCAGGGACAAAACTCATTATACTATTCCAGATAGTTCCCAAAAGATGCAGCCCCTCCCTCGATGCCGGAGACAACGAGGACTCAGTTCGATGATGCCGTGAATCATCGATATCAAAACTCAGCTCAATCAACCCTCCTAAGCCCTCCTGAATAACCTTATTAAATCCATAAACGAATTGTTGACCATCATTCATGGATGAAACTTTACTCTTGAAACGTTCAAGAGCTTGAACCTGCCTTTCATGTTTTTGTTCTGTTGTCAACCAAATAGATGCTGAAATATCTTGAGCTTCATGAATAAAGCCAGTAACAGCACTCTGTATCATTTTACTCATATCAAACGCATCTAATATATTACACTCCTCCATATGTTTTTTTATATGTTCTTCCGATTTATAAAATTTCTCCGCCCAGCCTAATTGTTTGTGAATAGCTAATTTCATTAACCTATTCTGAATACCACTACGGTTATTTTTTATCACCTTTTCAAAATGCCGTGATAACTTATTGTTTACTATTATTTTTCTTGATATCCTGTTTATATCACCCTCTCTAATTTGACCAGAAACTTTTAACTTCATACATTCCTGGAGTATAGTTAAAACAATAAGATAACTTTGCTTTCTGATATTATGCTCAAGCAATATTCTATAACCCTCATTTCTGGATAAATGATGAATGACGAGCTGAGCCATTTTAAAAAGCGTTTGCAATTGGCGAACATTGAATGGTTTTGGTTTTGATGTATTTTTTTTATGCAGATTAATATCTTCAAGAACTCTTGAAATAACATCACGGCCATATAGTTTTTCAAAACTTGGGGTGTAGGGGTTGATGAATTTCATTTTCAAGTGGTGTAAATAATGGCCAGATTCCTTTCTTTCTGGATGAACCACCATATCTCTGGCTAACATTTCAAACATTTCGTACTGACGTTCCAATCGATCTATTATAAATTGGTAAAATGTAACCCTACTCTCATCATGAAGTATTATAATCGCTCCTTTTTGTATATAATCACCTATCTTTTTAAGCATATACTCGCTGGCAAGATTCCTCCCATTTTCGGGCCATTTACCTGTTTGTGAAAACACAATTAATTCGTCAGCCCCTTTTATATACTCATTTTTTTGCAAATCATTCAGGACTGAAAATAGCTTACCCATCAGCCCAGCATTTTTCTCGATTATCTCTCCAAAATAATCTCTGTTCGGCTGCTGCGCGGGATGCTCCTCTGGAAGAGCTCTCGGATATCGTTGTTGTTCTTTATAGAGGGGGAGATTACCTTCTGGCTTTTCATACTTGTCTTTTACTTCAGCACTATACGGCATTGCTGTTACTTTGGATGAGAGTAATAAACCTGCCACAGTGATACTCTTTATATTTCTTTCTATTTTAACAGTGGCTACTGGCTGAAAATTATTACTGCTATGAAAAGATGAAAAAATTTGTTTTTGAATTACCTCCCCCTCAAATATGATTTGCTCAGTACTTTTAGGTAGAGCAGTTACGCTATCAATATTAAATAATACATGCTCATCGCTCACCCCTGCCTGAGAAAAACACAACGATGCATGTGCCATTGCCGTAGAATCAATCTCCTTACAAATAACATTAGAGTATATATTTGTAGCATCATGATTCACCTTCAAATCATCGTACAAAATATGCTTCAAAAATAAATCCAATAATATTTTTTCTGATGTTATTCTAGTTTCACAGTCGTGAAATTCAGGATCGACAAGAAAGCCTTTCTTATCAAACGGCAACGATAAATACACACCACTCCCTTCAGTATTTTCGTAACTATAATTTGGGGATACTTTCACTTCACACTTACTGGTATCAATATCGTTATTTATACTATGGTTCACCTTATAATTAACCAATCTCCGAAAGGTTGGACTATTCGAATAATAAAAATCCAAAGTTGATTTAATATCGTCACATATAATATCCGCCGTTGGTTCAAAGAAAAAATCAAAAATATTTAAGCTATATTCTTTTTCATCTCTTGCCATCTCATCCAAACGAGTATACTCTTTTGGTAAATTTGATACTTGCTCATGAAAAACAGTATCCTGACACGCCTTATCCAAAGCTGAAAGGTACTGTATGGTATCCCAGGTTCTGACACCTTTTGCCTTTGAATTCTCCTGTAATGGCTTAGCAGCTATATGTTCTAATGTTATGGGCATTATTCTCCCCCTGTGGCTCAATAAGTATAAGTACAGGCACCAGGCACCAGGCACCAGGCACCAGGCACCAGGCACCAGGCACCAGGCACCAGGCACCAGGCACCAGGCACCAGGCACCAGGCACCAGATCTGTACTTCGTTCGGACTACATCAGGATTGATTTTTAACTCTTAGCATTAAAATGTTACCATTAGCATATGCAAGAGAATTCTAACCAACAGACAGCAAACAACAATTAAACATACTGTGTTATTTATTAGATGATAACCCCTTGATTTATTATAAGTATAAAAGTGCATAACCAGAATTAATATAAAATAAATTATATAACTAGATATTAAATCGCATTAAATTAACATAGTATCCATTGCAAAACGTCCGCATAATTGAGTTAACTATCAGATTACCCTAAATATAAGGAAATATTATTATCTCCAACTCTGACGTATTCATATAAATTTTCACAACATCATATTATCGGCTTACAGGAATCTCCAGCCAGTCTGAAGTTGAAGTTCGATTTGCGAGCAAGCCATAATATAAATTAACTTACATGCCAAATATTATATTGCTTATCATTTTTATTTAAAGTAAATAGCTTTTATTTACTTACCTGATGATAATGAATAACGTTTAATATCTGTAAAAAAGGATACTGTAACAGTAAGGATCGTGAGTCACTACTCAATAGGTTATATTATGAAACACGTTAAGAACGTATTTTTAGCAATGGTTTTAATATTACCATCCTCACTATATTCTGCTCTTACAATAGCGGCAGACTCTCAAGATCATAAAAAAGAAGAAACAATTAAGCCAATGCCTCAAAAGTGGTGTGAGCTTTGGCGTGCTGACATGCCCCTCCCTCCAGATTTTTTTAAAATGTGTAGAGGTTATTGAGTATAAATTTAATATACTAACCAGTAACCATATCAGTTATGACAGACAGGCCTTCTTCATATTTGCTATAAATAAGGCCTGAGCTTTCCTGACAAATTATAAACTACTGGCTGGTTTCTCCGGCCAGGCAGGATTTGAGGTATCCACACGGTTTACCCGAACGCGATACTTTTTCCACTCGTCGAGTCGGGCTTTCTCATCATCTGTTGCGATTTCAAGATCAACAGCATCCTGTAATGGCGCGATTTTCTCCGCTGCCATTTGCAAAAGACGGTTTTTGGTCCCTTCAGCTTCACGAAGTCTGGCCGCTGTTTCCGCAGCTTCATCCTTCACCCACGCCTTACCATCCCATTTCTGGTATTCACCGTCTGGCGAAACTGATGTGACATTTTCGGGCAACGGGCCGGGGTCGGAGATATACATCTGATTACCAGTTGTTGTATCGTAAACCGTCTCGCCACGATGGTCTTCTTTCAGACTCCACGTTTCGGTTTCAGCGTCAAATACCGCAATATGACTGGCGGGAATATCAGGGGGCGCAATATCCGTACAGTTTGCCGGTAATCCAGTGTGCGGCGGGATATATGCATCACCTGCGCCAATAAATTCGTTTGTATCTGAACGAAGATTAAAAATTTTAATTGTCTGCGGGGCGTCGCTCATTTTAAAAGTCATTATGCCAGCCTCACTATGTAGTTAAATGCAATATTTTTAACCGTGGTTTCCGCATTACCGTCTGCGTCCACAATAACGACGTGTCCGTGTGGACCGATATACATGGTGTGCTCATGTCCTCCGATATAAACTGTATGTGCATGGTCGCCAGCGGCCTGTGTCCATGCACCACCTCCAGGCTGAAATGAGGTGTGATTGGAATCTCCCCAGTATGAGTTGATATAGCCGCCGAACTGGTGCGTATGGCCGCCCGTGGTATTGGTCGATTTCGTGCCGTAATCAAATGATGATGTGTTCTTCGTTCCGAGGTCGGTATCCTGCGCACGCGCCGTGTGCGAGTGCCGCTTGTTACCGTCCATTTCCTGTGAGAGCACGGCTCGACCGCTTGCGGGTTTACCTTTGATTGTCCAGCCTCGCATGTCAGGAATAACGCCGGACGGATACGCTATAGCCAGTAACGGGTAAGCAGATTTATCAAACGATTGCCCCTGCATCAGAGCGTAACCTGCCGGAGTAGCATCAGACGGCCATGCTATCGCCGCACCTACTGGATACGAATCCGGTGGCGGATTTAGTGAGGTGTAGAACATCGCCCATTCTGACCACTCAGCGTCGGCGGTATCTCGATGGCTGCGAATATATGCAGGCGCAGGAGCACCATTAACCCCACTCCATCCGATTAATATCTCTCCATCACCGGTTCCGGTCAGACGCAAAATATTCCCGTATTGCGTTGGATAACCGTTATTGTAAACCTCGCCCATTATCAGGCCGCTATCACTGCCTCTTGTCGTGCCAGTCAGTGCCGGTAACCTGCCGCGTGATGCCAGTCTGTTCGCTGCAACAGCCGTACCGTTGGCAGGAAGCGCTCCGATATTTTGTACAAACAGCGGTTTATTCGGGATATCCGCACCACACTGGCTTTTAGCCATGTAGTTTTCATCACTTTCGGTTTTGCTGTAGACCTCAAGACTGGACCGACCTTTGGCCTTATCCGGTACGTCGGACAGGTTCTGGTCCTTCTGCAAATACCGTGATCCCAAATAAATCTCCAGGGGATTAAGCACAGAAAAATAGGTTTTTGTATTATCCAGAACGCATAAGACAGGAATATCTTTAATAATATCATTGGCCGATAACTCTGCTTTATTCCCCTTGTATAGTGGGAATATGCCAAGCACACGTCCTCCCATCGTCAGTTGCAGAGTGCTGGCTCCGGTATTGTTTAGCGCCGGAATAACCACAAGTGGAGTGCGCAATGTCCAGTCAACTCCACCATTGACGAAATAAGTTGCTGGTAACTCCAGCGTCAGATTATTTTCTGTACCTCCGGCCACACCAGCGACATAATGCCCACTCTGGAGCTCTTCAATTTGTACAAACTGATTTTCAGATCCTCGCGTCGCAAAATTCGCTATAACGTCATTCAGTGACCATCCCTTCGCTGTTGTACCTTCCTGACCGCGAATAACCGTCAGCATGTCATTATTAACTGCTGTCAGATGGCATACCTCAAAAACTGTTTCTTTTGCGTCTGTCAGTGTAATTTTGGCGTAAGTTTTAAGAGGGTTTGAGCTGTTTGCATAATCGCTGGTAAGCAAATTAGCAAACATCGCTCCCACACCAGGCATCACCTGAATGGTCGTCTGGCTGGCGGTAATATCAGCCGCCAGTGAGGAGACGACATTATTTCCGAATCCAATAATCATTGCTCAACCACCGTTACCGAATAGGTATAAATAAATGGGAGTTTCACCAGCGACTGGTCAATTGCATCTTTAAGAAAGTGTCCGACACCATCGCCATAGTCAGGAATGGAGACAAAAAAAATGCCCTTATCGGGCATTACACTAATATCAAAAGTGGACTGTACAGGTGGGTCTATTCCGTTAGCTCCATGTATAAAGCGTGCAAGCCGTCGTTTGAACCAGTTGATGCAGAAGTGCGAACCATCGCCTTTATAAAAATTCCATGTCAGTATCCGTTTAAAATAGTCGTCCGGAACATATGACGCTGAGCCGGTAACATAATTTCTCAGTTTTGCATACGCGACATTATTGTACTCAATAGTGTTATACGCCCCACGAGCAATGGCATCCTCGGAGATTTGAAGTAAGGGGCGTGATTCCCCATAAATACCCGCCGCAATCCAGTCCAGCAACTCACCGGTAATCGCCGGGGAGGTCCAGCAAGGTAAATTCAGGTTGTTAAAATAATCAAGATACCCCTGTACCAGTTTGTTATAAGCATCAAAAAAGGCAACTATATCCGGATCGTCATTATATTGCGTATAGGGGTAGGCCGGAATAATGCTTTCAAGAAGAGCTGCCATATTGCTTAACCTGAATTTGTGAAGATGAAGTGGAAAAATAGGCGTAAGTATCACCATAAACCAGGCTGGAGTCGGTTGCAGGTGGGACAATTTTTCCGTTTATTCCAACCTGAATATCAATCATTGATACAAGGTTTGAAGATACAAGCCCCTTAACCTGATTAAGAAAAATATCCCGAATCAGGAAAATGTTTATTGGTTCACCCGTTGCAATTCCGTTAATGTAATCAGCAATGCTTTGCTGCACTGCTTTTTCAATCCCGGTTGGATCGATATAGCTGGTTGAGGCTGTATTCCAGGTGATTAAAAGCGTAACGTTTTGTGATGATGGCACTACAAACGGCACGTGATACGTATCCGGATACACAATGATCGGTATCGTTTTTTTATCCACCGCAGCGCCTGATGGATTCACTACATCATTCGTCAGTACGGAGATATCTGGCACGGCTTTATAGATAGCGTAAGCCACTTCATAAGGATCGCCGCCACCAGCAATCGCTACCCATGCCCCTAGCGATGCCTGTCGGTATGAGATCAGATTCTCCTGTACACCATAAACATTTTTCAGTTCAATCCGGTAACAGTCAGGCGTTCCCTGTACACCGTACATACCCGCCTGGAATACCTGGGCACGGTATGAAGAAAAAGTCTGTTCCTGCGCGCCGGGTAATCCAGCGGTAAGGTTGGTGCAGGTCAGGTTGTATGTATTCGGTACTGAGGTTTTTATCTGATTTACAGTTCCCGCAGGTACTGCCCAGGAGCCCCCGGTTGTTGCCAGGCAATAGACAGGCTCCGTTTGTCCACTTTCCGGGATCATAGTGTCACGCTGAACGGTATAGGTGTAGGTTCCATCCCCGACCATAAAACCTTTCGGTATGGCAAACCCGGGCGGACCACTGAACACCACATAAACCGATGTATTGGTTCCCTGCCCTTTCTGGACGCCGTACATATCACCCAGTTGTGCAAGCAGGTGTACATTTGCCGCATACGGGCTGCATGAGTTAATCAGGTCAACCCGCGCCTGATCACATACCACAAGCGCGCCGACACTCGTACTGACCATATCCTCAATCAGCGATCCGGGTAAATTTGTGGTTATCCCCGGGGACAGCGCTGTTGCAGTATCAATAACCAGTTGCCGGAGTTCATCCGTCGTTTTAGGAACAGGGCCGGCAATATCATAACTAATGGGTAAATCACTCATACATACACCTGAGCCACTATTTTAGAGCCTGAGTTAGTAATCGCCGAAATGTTGTAAACAGGGGGATCAACATCCGCCAGCGCAATCTGTAGAGAGGAAAAATATTTGCTGAACTGCTGCTGGAGCCGGTTAACATAAAAAGTCGGCAGTATCTGCTGAATAACTGAGCCGTTAGCCGGTATACCGTGATTAGCAAAAAACGGGGACTCCTGCGGGGACAGCTTCAGATTCTGCACCAGCGTTGTGAGATACACAGAATCGTTAAACCCGTTTTCGTCAGTCGTGACCGTTACCCACTTCCCGTCTTTATCTCGTCCGTATGTCCTCATTCGGTAATACTCCCGTTGAATTGTGACGTTGGCCCTCCGGTATCCTGTCCGTCATTACCATTGCTGTGCCTGTGGCTGTTAACCCACTGAACCAGCTTTTCCCAGCCCTCCTGCATGATTTTCGGGCTGGTGCTGGCCGCACTGTCAGTCAGTGTTCCACTCTGCCCTGTCAGCGACCAGGTACCAGCGGTGAGCGTCAGAACTGTACTGCCCACCGTCACTTCGAATTTTTCAGGTGTGGCAATCGTGATACTTTCCGGTGTGAGCAGAAACGTAGTGTTGCTTTTCGCATCACGAATGGTTACCCCCTCCGGCCCGTACAGCGTCAGTACCTGACCATCGACGTTCTCCCACTCCGTGTTACTGATGGGTAAAAACACCAGCACACTGAGATTTGCGGGGGGTGTCAGATCAGCCGTTCCCCCTCCGAGGCCGCTGGCGCCGCCCAGGTAGGTATCCGCCGGGATGACTATCCCCTTATCTCCTTTTTGCATCGGGTATCTGATGTACTGAGGGCCGAATAGCGGAATGGTCAACTGAGGTAACGTGTAGGGAATGTCCCGCAGCAAAAAGGTAACAGTGACCATTTTCCCGGACTGACTGACGACCTCTGCGGGTAAAATCTTTCCGGCCATCTGCATAGCGGCGGCTATTTTCTGGTCGGCGAAATTATTCATATTGCCGCCAAAATTGAGCTTTTTATTTATACTCATGTTGCAGCAATCCCTCCTGTTGGATGCGCCTCGATAACAGTTACCCAACTGTTTGCGTCCGGTTGTCTGCTGTTACCCACCAGACGGACCGAAGACACCAGAAAATCCCCCGTAAAAGCCGAGTCATCACGAAACTGTGAGTATGACGATGCCTGGATCATTGGTCTTAATTTCTTCGGCATCCGGATATAATCGCCCACCTGAATATCGCTGCGCATGACGCAGGGAATACTCACCGTACCAAACTGGATCCAGGTCGGCTGACCAACAAGATCGGTAAATTCAATTTGCACGGGATTTTTACTTCTGTAAGAGGCGCTTTTTTTGGAATCTTTATCCTGGTGGTTAGCAAAATCGTTATCGAATACGCGGATCTCCCTGCCGTTCACCATCGCTATTTCAACACCAGAATAATTACTGTCCTTAATGATGCTTTTACTCAGCGAGTTAAGTCTGGTCGCAAGCTCCTGGAGACTGCCGCAAAACATATTGCTGTCATAATTATTCACCAGGCGATCGCTGATACTGACTGAGAACCGATAGTCACCTCCCAGCGTCTGAAAGCATTGCGTCAGCGCGACAGAAAGCTTAACCCCTTTGTTCCACGGCACCGTTAAATTTACGGGTGCCAGCGGTAGTGGGTTAATGTCAGACACAGGGCCGGCGGTCACAATAAGATCCAGCCGTAACTCGGTCCCTTGCCAGTTCCCCAGCACCTGCCAGATGGTCCCTTCCAGCACCAGTCCACGCTGTTCCGGTTTCGCCAGCGGCAACCCTTTTGACATTCCCACCCACATTTTTATGGTCATGCCAAACATATCCTGTCTGGCCTGTTGCATTTCCTGCGGACTGATGCCCCAGACAGTGATGCAGCTCTGCCCTTTGGGATTGGATTCACCAAAACGGAGAAGGTCGAATTCAACCATCAGGCACCCCGGGTTAAATACCCCGTTTTTCAGGCTACTGTACTGTCTGTACAGCGTACCGGGGTTGCCCTTAGCATCCGGAGCATTAAAAATCTGAATGTCGTAGAAACGCATCAGTTAAATACCTCAATCTGACCGTCAGAAACACGCCATACCATTCTGGTTTTGCTGAATGCCCCCACCAGTAAATTAATATCGTAATTCTTTGGGGAACCAATAACCGGAATTGTCAGTTGCCGACGGCCTGAGTTATCCGTGATATTGAGGTACCAGCGCTGGGCGGCAATATTCCATTTCGTCTGGCAGTTATAAACTTCACCATCGAGAACGGGAGTAAAGACCATGCTTTTCTGTTCGTTACCGGAGAAGGGATAATACGCCATGCTCATAAATTAAATGCCCCGCTCAGTTTTCCGATTAAGCCAATAACCGCACCCGATACACTACTGCCGAGTGAGGTATTACCAATCGCCGAGATGGTACTGGTCCAGGCGCTTTCTGTTGCCTTGTCCCCGTTATCAATCTTGCCCAGATAACTGTTTATCGCCTGTTCAGCCCCGGTTTCAGAAAGCAGTGGTTGCTCAAAATCCCATAACCATTGCCGCTGCGGTAAGGCATCATTCGATCCGGTAACATCACGCACCGTTCTCAGTATGCAGTTGCTGTAAATAATACCTGGCGTTGCCACAATAAATGTTCCGCCAAGACTGGCGTGTGCCTGCAATACGGCCTGCAACGAACTCAGCGTGATCAGCTTTGTCATAGCACCGGTGTTTTCATTTACCGGCGCATCCATCAGCATTGGAATGCGCAGCGGCTGCGAGAGAAGCGCGTTGGCTGCCACTGCCTGGTTTGCAAACGGATAACGACCAATATCGTAATCAACCATTGTCCCACCGGGTGCCGCTCGCCAGTGGCAGAAATACTTATCCAGATCCGTCAATTCAATAGCGCCCCCCATCAGGCCCGAAACGTAGCTGGCGCTCTGGGTCAGGGCGACTATCGGCAACATGCCGCCGGGAATACTCTGCGCCACACCATCGCAGAGAATAACCGGGGAGATTTCAAAACCGAGCTTGTAGAGCTCGCGGGTAAATGACATTAACCGAACCCTCCAAGTTGCGTACTGGATACAATCGCATTACCGCCGGTATTGTTATAAACAACAAGCCCCTGAGCATGACCACGTTTCTGGTTATCCAGAATTTGTTGCAGTATCTGGTCAGTTTTCCCCGAACCCTGTTGTACTGGTTGTACGACAGGGTTACTTGTGCTGGTACCGGGCAATTCAGAACCATACTGGGCAAGATATTGTCCCCGCACGCTGTTGGATGGATTTATATACTGCAAAGATTTTTTCTGCGATTCCTGAAAATGACCTCCGGCATTATTGATAATCTGTATAACCTTCTCTTCACTTAACCGGGAGCCGGCACCTTCTTTTACTGACATGGCAGTAATTAATTTCGCGAGCGTCCGGGTATCATTTAAATTCAGCTTTTCGAATTCACTGTGGCCAGTCGCATTCACAACATGCCCGATATATGCTTTCGTATTGTTCTCGTTAGAAGGAGCCCATTTACTGATAATATCGTGAATATTGTTGATGCCCTTTGTGCCGTATATTTGCAGTTGTTTTGCAGCAGCGAGAACGCCCTCATCCAGGCTGGGGAACACAGCAAATTTCCCGTTTCTGGTACTGGCGGTTTCATAACCTGCGGCATAACGTAAATTCACAGGGTTATTGAACCTGTCAGCAATGGTTCGCCCCTTAGCATGAACATCAGCCTGTTTCCCGTCGACCGGCTTAACATCTCCTGATGAAAAGAATTTTTTTACCCCTTTCAGCCACGACCACACACGCGGATCATCATCCCCACCCGGGGTGTAAGTCTCACTGGTAACGGGATCGGTGTGCTTCTCGTCGCTGAGTATCGATGACCGGGATTTAATATCATCCGCTGTGATGCCGGATTTACCACTTATCCAGTCAATGACCTTGCCGATAACCCGGCCCAACCGCTCCACACCTGATATGAAAGCTTCAACATCTTTCTGAAATTCGGGAGAAGCCAGATAGTTACCAAACCGGCGTATACCATCTGAAAGACCATCAATCCATTTCCCCAGCTCCGGCGATTTAAGGACCGTTTCAATCGCGCCGGAAAAGGCATCCGAAAGTTTTCCCAGCTCCGGCGCCAGCGGTGCCAGTCCCCGGATAAACGTATTCCCGATACTGACCTTACTGCGGTCGAGCTGAATGTTGAAATCCTGCCACTGGCGAAGCTGCTGGTCCGTCAACTGAAGGCGGCGGGTGTCCTGCTGTGCCTGTTTCGCCATCGCATCGATTTCTTCATCGCTCATTTTTTTGAAGCGGTTCAGATCGTCAAGGGTGAAATAGTTCGTCAGCCCGTAGGCTTCCGCCCCCTGCTGCGTACTGCCATTACGCACAAAAATATCACGCGCCGCTTTTATCATTTCAGGCAAAAGCTCAGCAGGATCCCTGTCCGGGTTATCGACGCCCATTGCCCGGAACTGCCAGCGTTTACTCAAATCAAGCTGCGCATCACGTATGGCACCCAGAGTTCCGACAGGATTACCCAGCGCTTTCTGAAAATCGACAGCAGTCGAATTAAGGCCGCCTGCCGTCGTCCCCAGCCCCATCGCAGTAAACCGTTGTGCGGAGGCATTGCCGGCCAGGTGGTTAAGCCCCCACAGTCCGCCCGCACCAGCCAGCCCGGAAAAAAGCCCCAGAACGGTTCCCCATGAAAGCAGGCTGGTTGTGGCATCTTTAATATGACCTGCCAGCGATTTCGCATCCTTGCTGGCTTTATTCAGGAAATTGCGCGCACCGCCGGACTTCCTGTTAAACTCCGTCTGGGTTTTTGTGGCCTTCTCCAGATTACCGTTGAGTCGATCGAGACCGTCATTAACAGATGCTAACGCCGCAACGCCATCAGCGAACGCTTTTGTAATCCCCTCCGTACCATCCCGGACACGTTCGGTCTCCTTTGCGGCCTCGCCGAGTCCGTGAACCGCCCCCCGCCATTGTTCAGGTAATTCGCTGAGTGCTTTCTGGTATTCATTGAATTTTTCCAGAAACGACTGAAATTTCTCGTCCTGAACATCAATTTCGACAATGGATTTAGCCGCCATTGAAATACCCCTTGCGTCTTATTTCCTCCAGAATGAACCGCTGCCGGAAATGGAGCGGGCTTTTATATTCGCCGCAGCCCAGTTCACGGCAGAGGTGACTGAAGCCTTCGCATGAGGCCCATGTCAGGAGGGTATGTGTGAGGGTTCCGGCAGGGCTTCCGGGGTCGGGGTATCGGTAGCCGTTTTCGACGTCGGTAAAGAATCGCGATACGCCATAGCGCTCAATGACACAAGTTGCCCACTGTACATATCGAGCGCTTTCCCCACCGTCGGTGCGATCAGGTTCGCTTTCTGAATGGCAGAGCTCACCATAAAAAAAACGACCTCGCCCTCAACTTCCCGGTACTCATCATCGGTGATAATTTCCTGCCTGAATGCAGCCTCCAGCGAAGACGTTTTCCAGGTTCCGTTATCGTTCCAGATGACCGTTGTCAGACGCTGTATCTCATCGACAATATTCGGCGTTCCTGGCTGAAGATCTCCTGCCTCCTGCCGCGCTTTGATGATTTTTCGCAGCATCATCGCCGCCACGCGGGGCGCACCTACCGAACCTACCAGGGAGAAAAAATTATTGAACAGATTCCCCAGCAGTACGCAATTTTCCTCAACGACTTCATACGGGAATGGCACAACATGCAGATACACCAGTGAGCCGTCATCGCGGGTGATGGTGCTGACAAAATTCAGTTTTCGGTCAATTTTCACGCCCATTAGCCCCACATTTTATCGTTGGTGATCAGATAACCGGAAATCGTCACGACATATCCGGCATCCATACCGTTGATGGTCAGTTCATTAAAATTCACCAGATACGCATTCAGGACCGTGTAGTTTCCGAAGGTGCTGGCATCCGGCGTGATAACGACCTCTCCCAGCGACGTATCAGAAGCGAAACGGTTCTGATAGCTAGCCGCCAGCCCCTGCGTTCGCAGTAAATGCATCGTGATCGTTACCTGCTGATAAGGTACCTGGCTCCCCACGGTTCCGGTCAGCGTGGGGATAATGTCCGTTGCAGCCGAATCCGGCCGCATACTGATCGCATCCTTACCCAGAAATGACGCGGTGACATTCAGCGCCGGAATATCCGTGACGGTTACCGCACCCCTGACACGGTTAAGGAAGCCCTGCGGTACTAATGGATTTGGCATTTATTACGCCCCCACAAAATTGGTCACGTTGAGATTAAAAGTGATGGACTCAAAACCACGACGCGGAGTGACAACCGCGCTCAGGCCGTTATATTTCCCATCGGCGTAATCGGACTGATTCAGGCTGGTATAGTCAGCAAACGGTACTGCGTTGATGACCGCGTTCCCGGCATAGGAGCCTTTTTCATATTCCGCGTTGAACGATTCCTGCGTGAGCTGTGTATCAATCACCTGACCGAGAATCAGCCCGTAACTGATACCGGAACGCAGGGTTTTCAAAGCGCGTCGTTGCAGGCGACCAATTCCCTGCTGATCGTAATAAAGCGGGTTAACGGTAGTGTTAGAACCGTTAATCACTTCATTCGCCAGATCCAGCTCAAGGTTGATTGCACACCATGCCACCGAGTACCAGTAGTTAAACGGCATACCGTCAAGCATGTGACCGGCCACCAGCATTTTATTGCTCAGGCCACCTTCTGCCGCCGTGCCGATATAGTTGATATGGTTATCCTGCAGGGTTTTCAGCAGGGTGCCGTTACCTGCCGGCGGATACTCCGTTACGCCATACATAAAGCGGTACGCCATCGGCGGAACCATATTGGAGGAACCCGGATCGTTTGCCAGTGAGGACTGGAACGGCGCCGCCATCGAGAACTCAGTTGCGCCAATTGACGGTGCCTCAACCCCGGCAAAAACATTCGGATATTTGCCGGATACCCATTCCTGGTACGTCGCAATCGTGGTGGTGACGAAAAATTTCACCAGCGCGCCGGGCGAAGTGTAATTGTTCGCCAGCGTTTTAAAGGTCGGTTCGGCGTCCCATTCCCTCGGTACAAGGTAAGAGAAAAACTTCTGGTACGTGTTTCCCAGAGAAGTATCTTCATCAATGAACGTACTGAGGGCTGCAACCGCAGATTTTACACTCATCTCACCCAGCTCAAGGACATAAACCGCCCGGCTGGTCCCCTGCGCCCAGTACGTGGTGTTCATCTGCTGGAGTTCTCCTGCGGCAACAGACGTTACGGTTCCTGTAGCCGTTGCTGTACCGGGATCACTGTTCAGGGGGTAAGTAAACGTTTTTTCACCTGTCACAGACGCTGTATATGCCCCGTTATAGGAGGCAGGCGCAGCACCAGAAATCACAACAGGGATCGTTTCATCAATGGACCAGCCATGATTTTCTGAAAGAGTCACCGTGACGGTATTTCCGGCCCATGCAAGCGAAGAAATAGCTTTTGCTGGCGCAACGATATTTTTTAGATCGTCTTTGGACGTCAGCAACTGATAACTCCCCGCCGCCAGCGTGGTTCCCCCGGTTGATACCAGAGCACCTGACTTTAACAACTGGGAGGGTTTCGGCGGACTGGTCACCGACACATTAATATTTACTATTGCCATTTGGATTATTTCTCCACATAAATGGACGGAATTGCAGACGTGATCAGCCTGCGGGCGACGTTCCTCATCCGCTGCTGGTAGTAATTAACTTTGAATTTGACCTTTTTCCGCATGGCGATAATGTTGAGCTCGTTCTGCGTGACGCGCTCATCCTGTATCACAGGAATATTCATTACGCCCATTTCGGCTTTATCGCTGAGCGTGTAGTCCTGCACATAGCGCAGAAAATCCTCAACGGCAGCATTACGCAGGCCCGTCACGGTGATCGTCACGTCTTCAGAAACCAGTTGATACTGGTTCTGCTTCTCGTCGAGACAAAAGGCTCCGGCCACCGGGCTCGGTTCTCCGCATTTCACTGTGGCGTAGGGCGGTACGAGGTTTTGTACGGAAAGCATTGCCGGGTACATCGGCATGAACTGACTCAGCGAGAGCCAGATCGGTAATGAGTTGGAAACCACCACATCCGCAAGGTCGATATCGTCGGCAGAATTAATAATCTGCGACATCATATGCGGATAAATGGCATGTCCGGTGTAATGGTAAATGTTCGCTGGTTCGTTCAGCCCGGAACGTCGCGAGAAAGCAAACTGAATGCCGTAAAACTCCCCGATATAAAGCACCTCAGAACCAATATCATTAAACGGGTCAATATCGGCCTGCGCGGTGAAGGTCACCACGTTTTTATCGTAGAGCTGTTCCTCATCCTGGATAGATTCGGTGGTCAGGTGCAGGTAGCCTTTTACCTCCTTTGTATCCGGTTCAGTATCAGGATCATCCGCAAGAACTGACGCCTTCACCCAGAAAACGAAACCATCAAGGGGAAGCACTTTCCGGACATATTTAGTAAACGTAACGGATGCCGAACGGCTGATATCATCCAGCCCCTGCACCAGCGACGCATTGAGTTCTGTCTTTGCCTGTGACAGTTCACTGAGGGAAGGCATTCAGCACCCCGCTTACCCAGGCACGCATTGACGCCTGAAACATACCGGTATCGATAAAAGAGGGCCGCGGCTCTCCCTTCCTGTTTTTAAAACGCTTGCTAATCCCCTCCAGTGCACGGGCAGTAGGCACACCTTCTGTGCCGTTCATCTCTTCGTTATCAAGGAAAGCGACAAAGAGGTGATGTACCTGTGACATGGATTCCGCGAAGGGATCCACAGGAAGCGGCGCGCCTGCCAGCATATTTTCGAGACCGGCGGCAAGGTCATTACTCATCATCTGTGCAATTTCCTCGCCGTGGCGGTCAAAGAACGTCTGCATGATCCGGTATTTCCCTTCAAGAATTTCGGCCACATCGCCGGTGGTCGTATTCTCGTTTTCATAGGGAATGTCCATCACGCCCAGGTGAAGTTTCACGTCAGCCCCCACAAATCGCCATACTGCTGCGCAATTGCCAGATACCACCGACCATACGGGTCTTTGAGTTGTTGCAGATCTGCAAGAGAGAGGTTTTTCAGTGCGTCACTGACAACCCGCGTCTGACTGGTTGATTCATCGGAAGAGGCGCTGATAACGCCAGCAGTAAAATTATTGATACCCAGTTTTTCGCGTACCGGACCGAAAGCAACTTCAGGACCGAAGTTAAGCAGAAAGGAGGCCGCGAGGTTATAAACAGCCTGCGAATACAGAACCGGGCTGATACAGGCGATCTGCCGGTTCACCCAGTCCAGGGACATTGACCAGGAGAGGCTAATGGCCGGATCATCATCGGCTAACGCGTCGGCATTAACTCCCATCGTATTACGGATAAACAGGATAAATCCGGCCAGTTCAGGCATGGCACACCCCGCTTATTTTTTCTTTTTAGTTCCCGTGTTGACCGCCAGCGTCTCATCAACAAACGCTGTTTCGTCACGGTCATCGGTGGCGCTCAGTCGCTGCTCTGCACTGACTTCCAGCTCACCGAGGTAACCATTTTCCTGCTCAGTCAGGGCGTTATTTGTTGCCAGTACGGAAGCCTGACGGCGATCGTGTGCCGCACGGTTCAGGTGACCGTCGTTATCCCGCATGGCCTTTTCGATAACTTTCGACGCCACCGGCTTATCAATGCTGTAACACAACCCGATATAAATGCGGTTCTGGTCGATTTTTGTCGCATCAATCAAACCGTAATCGGCGTGCTGCTGAATAATAAGGTCGATTTCGGCGCGGGTACCGTCAATGACAACAGCCTGAGAGCCTGCATTAATCGGGTGATACACAAGACGCCCCGTCTCCGGTTTGCGCCAGGCGAAATCGTGGCGCTGTTTGGTGGTATTGGCGATGTACAGTTTCATGTTTACTCCTGGGGAAAAAAAATCCCCGCGCGCCTTCCGGCACACAGGGAAATCAGCGAGGGACAATTAATCGCTGTACTTCATCGAAATGATGGTCAGCGCTTCAGGGCGAAGTACCCAGCCAGAGGTGGAACGCAGTTCGGAAAGCACATCGATCGCCCCGCCCGCAATCGGGGTGGGAATTTCACGCGGTGCCGCCATGTCGCACAGCATCAGTGATGTGGCTTCCAGTGACGGACTCAGTCTGGCGAATTCGTTGGTGTTGATTTTCGCGTTAACCTCAGGGCGCTCGACCTCCGGCATGGCGATGACGATCGCATCCGTTCCGTTTGCCCCGGCACCAATCAGCGTATCGTCATAACCCCATTCAATTTCACAATCAGCATCATCCCCCACACCATTAACGGTACCTTTCACCGTGGAAGTACCACCGCCCGGACGCTGGTAACTGGTCAACTGAACGATCTGCTGCATTTCCATGGTACCCAGCGTGCGCTGAGGACCGAGGATAACCATGCGTGACGCCCGGCCCATTTGCATAGTTCGGGTGCGGATCGCCTGAATCTGCGCCAGCAGGAATACCGCCATTTCGCCATGATCGTAAGTAAGTACGGTAGTGTTCCCGCGGCTGTCTGCCGGCAGGCTGACAGTGGTCGCACCGTTGGTGTTCAGTACCCCCTCACCGCCCGCCGGGTTCATTCCATAGAGCAGCGCGTTACGCATTTGCTGAAAAATCGCCTGCCGGGTACCGAGTCGCTGGGCTTCCGGAAGCGCAATCCCCCAGTTCCCCGCTGCGGCCATATCGTGATGATCGTAAATGGCGCGGGCACGGAACATATATGTCGGCGTGCTGACCATTCGCGCCTCCAGTGCCACAGAGGGTAACTGGTTGGCGTTACCTGACTGGCTTGAGGTGACCTGAGTACGAATATCCAGACGTTTCATGTAAACGTACTGGTCACCGTCAGACAGACGAACCAGCGGGTTACCGCTGGCCATAACGGAAAACGCACCGGATGCCTGCTGATACGACAGGATCATTTCCGGCATGATGTACGACGGGTTTACAATTTGATAAGCGGGTGTAATAGCTGGCATCTCTTAACCTCTCCTGATTACAGCAGAATTACCGCAGCGTTTCCGCTGTCGTTCCAGGTCGCAAAGCCCGTCGCCGAATCGTAAGAAACGGTTTTGCTGTTACCCATCTGCATTTCGATGATTTTTACCGGAAGGGCGACATCCTGCTCTTTTGCCGCGCCTGTGGTTCCCTGGGTGGTCGCATTGCCTGAAGGCACTGAAACCGGAGTAAAAGTGAATGTTGTCGCCGACGGTACGCTGAGTACCTGGACGGTACCGTTGTACGCCGCCGGAACTGCGCCAGAAATCGCTACATAAGCCCCAACTTTCAGTCCGTGCGCGCTGGCAGTCGTCGCGGTCGCAAATCCCGCCAGACTCGCGGTGGGCGCAGTCCAGGTGATAGAGGTTGTTGCCACATCTGCCGCCGCGGTGCTGAACACATCCAGACAATCCTCAGCAAACTTCCACACCAGCGGCTGATTAACAGAAATCCCCGCGCTGGCCAGAGAGATCACGGCATCAGAGGCTTTGACCGGAACACGCATTCCTGAGCCCAGGCGATAAAACGACACGCTCATATTGCTGAGGAGAAGCGGTACCGGGGATTGCGGCGTGGTCAGTCCATTGTGTGCCTGGTTGAACACGGAAAAGCCCACCAGTTGTGAAAGGCTGGCTGCACGTTTGATAATGCTGCCACGTGGTGCAGAAGAGGCGCCCGGTACCAGTTCGTTAACCGGCAGTCCGCCCCACAAAGGTTTTATTTCATCACTGGCAAGGGTACCGGAAGCCAGCGCATAACGTGCCGCCGGATCGTCCAGCGCCACGCCCTGGATTAGACCATCAGATTTCGCGTAGAACGTGCCGCGCGCGTTAGTGGTCTGCATTGGATTAACTGACAATGCACTCGCCATGTTTATTGTTCTCCGGTTGATTACTGTTTGATGCCAGCGACTTTGCGGCTGATGGCCTGGAACGGTGCCCATGTCGCGGACGGATCGCCGATAAAGGTACTGATACGGCGCCCGGTGGCGTCGGTGCGGATGACTTCACGCAACCCGGCGCCGGGCTCCAGACTGGATGCCGCTGATGCCTGCGCATCGGCATAGATTTTTTTCTCTGCAATACTCAGGAGCTGGCTGTCTGCGATGGCATGCAGATCCACTTCTTTATAATCAGATGAGTATTTTTGCAGGCGGGTCATGATACGGCGGCGATATGGAATAGCGCGTTCCCCCGCCATCGGCTGCGGCGCACGCTCACCAAATGAAGCAAACACGCTGTCGGCCTTACACTGGGTATCAGCAATTTCATTACGCTCTTCATCGCTGAGCTCCTGCGGCACGCGGCTTTTCATTTCTTCCATGTCGGCGCGGATTTTTTCCAGTTCGGCATCCGCTTTGGCTTTTTCTTCTGCCTCCGCATCTGCTTTCGCTTTTTCCTCAGCGTCCGCTTTAGCCTTTTCTTCCTCCTCTTTCTGGCGGGCGGCGTCTTCATCGGCTTTTGCTTTTTCTGCGGCCTCTGCATCTGCTTTTGCTTTTTCCTCGGCGTCGGCCTTTGCGCGGGCTTCGCGAGCGTCCAGCGCCTGGTTAATAAGTGCTAATACTTTTTCTTCATCCATTTTCTGGACCTCGTTCAAAAGTGTGTCGGATTTAACTCCCGTCGGTTCCCCCAGCTTGTCCCAGACGCCCTGCTCACAAATAGCCAGGTGATCCAGTAAAACAGGGTTCCCCTCCAGCAGTAGCGGTTCACCGTCGACGTTGATCAGAACGTCATCGCCGCCCGTCACCGTGGGGGATGTACTCAGTTGCCGCGTTGAAAGAATCGTGGCGGCGTCAGTGTCGTAGATGCGGGCCATTCCCCACACCTCATCACCCTGGATCCAGGCAAACGCAATCGCACCGATAGTCCTCGCGGCGTACTCCTCGCTGTTCAGCGTGTTTTTCTCCGGGTGCAGCCAGATCACCGGCAGGCCAGAGCACCGGGCGAGGAAATCATCAGTGAGGTAATTCTCGGGAGAGCGGTAAGCGTATTGCCTGAACTTAGAACGCCAGGTAACACCCGTTCCAGTGATACGCAGCGCCCACAGGTACATATTTCTGAAAAACTGCGGGGATGTGAGTTGCCCGCCAGCAATAAGCCCGGCAACGTCCTTTTCATTGAGTGGTTCGGCATCAAGCATTGCCACCATGCCGGGATGCAACGGCTCCGGCAGTTCATCCGGAGAAAACCAGCCACAGGCCTGATTTTCATCGTTCAGTACCGCGTCGAACTGCTCGGCATCATCAGCGAGGTAGGTAACATAGCCATCAATCAGGGTATGAGGCGTCAGCGGTGCGGAATAATCAAACCCGCATTCTTCCAGCACTTCACGCTTTGCCGCGGCTTCAGGCGTCTCCCCTTCTTCGAGTTTTCCGCCCGGTACCGCCCACGAACCATCATCCCCACGCTTAACCAGAAATATTTTCCCGCCAGACTTAAACAGGATCCCGGCAGCGTAGGTTTTCACTTATCCTCCGTTTTTTATGGTCTCGAAGTTTGCAGAACGACGACCGACTGACTTGTTGCCTTCAATGAATTTCCGCCATTTTTCGGTTTTCATTTCATCAGGGAGGCTTCGGACGTTGTAGATGTACGTCAGGTAGCATCGGCAAAATACCTCTTCACCCGGTTGAGTGATTTCATCGAGATAGCCAGCCGGCCCCACCTTCATAAAACCCTTCTTCAACGCCCAGTTACCGCGTATCGCATAGGTTTTCAGGTCGCGGTCCTTGTGTGGTTCCCGATAGTCATAATGGGGCTGGCGCCAGTGGCTGTGCCACACCGCCGCAATCGCCCCGCCATCGGTCGCAATGATGTTATCGATATTGGCAATCAGCTTATGTGTCTGGTCCACCATCACGCGGCGCCGTTCAAAATCAATCTGCCGCGCTGATTTGGCGATATGCTGGCTTGTGGCAACCACGCCAGAACGCGATGAAGCGGATAAACCGGGACTTATCGATGTAATGGGAGGAATGCTGGTTGCCCAGCCACTGAAACGCTGAATTGTCCGGTCAACAGCCTGTGTACGGTTCAGCTTTATCAGGTCGGCAGAAGCCATAATCCGCCTGTCCAGCTCTGCCCGCAGTTTTGGTTCAAGATAATTCAGTGTGAAACGGCTGACGCCAGGATGACGCTTAAGCGCCCTCTCCCGGCCAACTTCCAGATCGTAAGCAGCAGTCAGACGCCGGGACACATATCTGTAAAAATCATCGCCGCCGATTTTATCCTCAGTGGCATTACGCAGGCGCTCAGTCCACATAATCAGACTTTCTTCACTGCTGTAACCATGTTCCAGAAAGAATTTAATCGCGTCACGCAGCTCTTTCAGAAAGGAGTTCATCAAAATTCCCCTCACCAGGCGGTGTTACATCCGGCGGATTTTGTTCAAGCTGCTCGTAATCCAGTTCCAGACGATCCGCAAACAGGTTTTCGTTCATATTGGCGTTCTCACAGGCCCATTTAATGAGTGTCGCCCTGTTTTGCGAGTCTTTGGTGAGTTGTGGCAACAGCACAGTCAACATCTCAGTAATCGCCTTAAAGCGTGTTTCATCGACTTTAACTTTTTCGCTTTCAGGCTCTTTCAGCGATGACGGCCAGACGTAATCAAAGTTGTTCACCCAGGAACTGAAAGCCGCCTCCCAACTGATGCTTTTGTATTCCGGCAAATCGTTTTTCAGCGCCTCGAAAAACTCAGGCGACCACGCCCGGTACTGAACGATGCGAACAAAAAAATCATACAGCGGCTGTAAATCTTTGCGCACATCGTCGATATACTGGGCGACTGCTTTTGCATCCTCGGTACCTTCGCCAAATCCGCACGTAAACGTCTCGCTGTTGAGCAGAATCGCGGGCATGTCTGCCGCCGTCGCAATATTCGCCAGAATGTGATTACGGGCGGTATCAAGCGGTTTTTCCAGGTTCTGCATGTCGAGAGATTCAATTTTGTCGTGTTCCCCCACCTGCAATACATCACCATTGCCACCGCGTTTCAGCATCCAGCGCTTAATACCGGACATTTTCTGCATCATGTTATTGACGATAGAGCTGGCCTGTTTGATGAACGCCACCAGCAACCCGGCTTTAATCGTCACCATGTCGTCAGCGCGCATGGACTGAATAAATGATTTCAGCGGATACAGCGCGCGCTGATAAACGCTGCGCCCGGCAAAGCCGAATGATGATGGCGTGTAGGCCAGATAAATTGGGTCCTCGTTCATCATCACGCAGCAGCGGCTATGGTGGTATGGTTGCCCCGCAGCAGTTACGCTTCCCACCTTCTGGAAATCAGCAGAATTAGGATCCTGATTGAGTACCACAGAACCGGCTGTATTCAACGGATCCAGCACGTTAAAGGTGATGGATTTTTTATACAGCGTATCGAACCCTGTCGCCTCGTTCGTGGGCTCGCCTTCAATCAGCATTACTACTGCGCCAACACCATAAATTCGGGACTGGCGCGCCGTGTTGGCAATAATGCGATCGGCTTTTATGGCTTTCCACTCGCGCTCGAACGCCTCCCGCAACCGCTTTTCAGGGCCGCGCGTCACATGCACGGTTCGCGGTTCTGACATCGCCAGTTTTATCGGGCGGTCGACCATCTTTCCGCCCAGCGGATGAAACAAATAAATCAGCTTGCAGAGCTCATAACCCGCCTGCGCGCCGGGTTCAATGCTCCCGCCCTCCAGAATCTTGCTGAGGACGCCAGCATTGCTGCCCATGCAAATATCGTCGTCGTCCTGCATCAGAACCCCTCTCCGTTACCAAGACCAAGCGCGACACCGTAGTTAAAGCAGTCAAACAGATCGTCGTCCTGGTTTTCTTCACCAATGATGAACTGGAGTACCTGCGTCAGAAGATGGTTTTTCTTCGACTGCTTGTACTCAACGATTTTGTCAAAGGCGTATTTAGAAATGCGTACCTTCCCGGACGCCACATAACCAGAAATGTTGATGGCGCGGGATTCTTTGGGAAGTGACGTTAAATCACTGTCGATAGGGTGTACGTTCCAGCCCTCATTAGCGCCCTGCTGTAACAGGGTGATGCCGGTTGCCTTGTCCTCGATAAACAAGCCTGTAGTCCCCATACGCGCGCGGCATATTTCGCTAAGCTGTTTGGCCTTTCCTTCCCACTGAGGAACAATGTCTTTCAGGAAATATCCGTCAATCTGGATAATGTCCCAGTCCAGAATAATGAGGTGTGGCGATGGCAGGTTATCCAGCGCAAACCAGATACACGCGGATCCGTCGTTCTGGAGTTTTCCCTTTTGCGCACAGTCAACGACACCATAAACCGTATCGCAGGAAAACGGATAATCGACAGGCGCACCGTCTTCCAGCAACCAGTCGAGCTTGAAAAAGTTCTGCCCGCGCCAGTCCACAAATTCAGCGTTATATTCCTGCTGAACCACCAGCGGCGGGCGACCGTCGATAATTCGGGCCAGCGCCGCCGGATTAATTGTCGGGTTAGCCGCAGTCGGCGCATGATGTTCCTCCCAGCCCATCGATTTATCATTACAGGCCTGATAGAAAAAATTCTCGTCATCAACGCCTTTCGGCGTACCGGCCATCACCGCATCGCCGTCAAAGTCGAGTAGCGTCGGCTCAATGGCCTGTTCCCAGATATCCCTCATGCCCTTTTTGACGAGACTGCCCTCATCAATAATGACTTTGTGATATTTTCGGGAGCGCCCCGCATCGGGATTATCCAGCGTCCAGAACTCAACCAGACCGCCGCCAATCAGTTCAATAATCGAATCGGTCTTACTGGAACTAATCGTGATCGGCTTTAACAGGTCACGGATGGTCTTAAACGACGGCAACAGGATTTTATAAGACGGAGCAAACCAGCCAACACGCATCTGACGCGCCGCCCAGTTTCCGCCAGCCTGTTCCAGCATCGTGGTTTTACCGAAGCGGCGCCCGGCTCGGATGACTTTGCGCTTTGCCGGAGAACGGTAAATTTTCTTCTGCCCCGCATGGAACGGCAGGAACTCAATAACATGTTCAGTCGCCATCAGGGGAATTCACCAGTTTAATGACCACTGTCGGCTCGTCGTCTTTGCCCTTGCCTTTACGCTTAAGCTCAACTTCCTGTTCCAGACGTTCAGCCTCGGCGGTGCGTTTTCGGATTTCAAGATCCAGCAGCCGTTGCGCCAGTTCGGATTCAGCCAGCCCCAGACGCCGCATAATCGCTTCAAACATTTTTTCGCGGCTGATGGTCGATATCTCAATCCCCCCCTTCACCAGTTTGGTACCGGAATATGCCAGGCGAGCTATCGGGGATAGTTTGGTGGTATCAGCAAAATGAGGTCGTCCTACTCCATCACCATTGCATCGGGGACAGTCAGGGTTAGGCTCGCGGTTGTGGTTGTAGCCGTATCCGCCAGCATCGTCCGGTTCTTTCCCTTTTTTGGCTTTTGCCTCCGCTTCCCTCTCTTCGAACTCGATAACATCACGCCATTGGTAGTTATGACCAAAGCCCCAGCAGTAACGACAACATCCACGGCGATATTGCGAGATTTCGTTAGCGTCGAACGTAGCGAGCTGCCACATCTTTTCGAGCACTTCATCTGCACTCGCCAAAGTGCGCACCAGTGAATCTCTTTGCTGCTGCGCAATTGCCTGCGCAACGTGAGGTACTGTGAGGAGCTGTCTCCCGTAGCTTGCGTCACTGTAACCAGCACGTTCGGCTGCGGCTGTTGCGTTCTGGTCTATGAGGTATTCAGCGACAAAGCGTTTCTGTTGGGGAGTGAGTTCACTATCAAGAAGTTTTTCTGCGCTTTTTTTTGCCTGTGCAGTGCGCATTTTTTTCTGCGCATTTTTTTGCGCACTTTGCGCAGTCGGTTTCTTGATGTAACGGCGGGCAGTAGCGTAATTCAGTCCCTGCGCTTCACACCAGTCTTTGGGGGAAATACCGGATTTAGCATGCTCGGCGAGGAACTGGTGTTGCAGTGCTCCCCAGTCCGGTTTTGCCATTTTAACCCTCAGTTTCTTGAAAACTATTTAATCAGATGTATCTTTGATAACGCAGTATCAACGCTCTATTAATTCAAGGAATTTAGAATGAAATACTCACAGCAAGAAAAACTACAGATCATGATGCTCAGTGATATTCACCGAGCATTAGAAATTGAAAACTCATTTGATCCTGACCTCATTGACGAAGCAGTCAGCACTGATAACTACTGGGCTTTATCCTGGGAATACCCAAGCCTTCAAGATGAAGACGAAGAGACGCCCTGGGAGGTCCAGCTGTTCGTTGATACCTATGATATGTATGACATTCTCCAATACACATACGAACGATTCAGTGTGGAAGATAAAGCAGAGGTTGCCGAATCTATCCGTAATTTTGATGAGAAATACTCACTCACATTCCCTGGATTTGACGGTAACAACGAATCAAAGTTTCTTTTGATTGGTAGTTTATTGAAACGGATGGGACGGTTCAGCGGCAAAGACGATCTCACTCGTAACTCTCACATGCCCTCTGTTGCAATTTACCAACGTATGCTTGAAGTATTCCTTCCTGCTAGAGCTAAGAATTGGGTTCACAATGTGGGCATTACTAAACAGGATTTTATCGATACACTCAATGCGAGAGTGCATCCAGAAAATCGTTAAAAGATGATGCCCGCAAATGCGGGCATTAATCATCGTGGAACCCCTATCACTTTGTCGTAGGTACGCTCACAGGTATTTCCGGCGACATAACGCTCATCAGCCTCTTTTGCGAATTTTCCCGCCAGATCGTCAGCTTCGCCGAGCAACTGGGCGAGCAATATTCCGGCCTCGGCTTTTGCCTGGCTTGCTGCTGCAAGGGCGGAAACTCTGCCGGTTTCACTTGTTGCGAGTTGCCGTTGTATTTCGGCGAGCTGCTGTTGCAACCCACCGCGAGCACGCTTAGCAGCGTCAGCATCAGCCTGTACTTTTGCCAGTTCTTCATCGGCTTTCTCTCGCTCCTCATCAACGGCGCGCTGGCGGCGCTGCTCTTCTGCTCGTTCGGCTACTTCACGCTGCAGTGCGGCAGTCGCATCAGTAAGGTCACGTTGCGCCCACAGCAATTTCCAGGATGAATCCGCCTCCTGATACCCGCGTAAATAACACCAGTACGCTGCCGCGCATAACAAAAAAGCCACCAGCAGTATTTGTGCTAATGGCTTCCAGTATTTTCGTATCAGCGAGAGAACCATAATTACCCCGCCAGTTCGACAGCGCGATCAAATGTATCAAAACTGTATGTTTGATTCCCGTTCTCGTGCTTAATGATGGCCTGTAACAGCTTAATCATGAAGCGACTGTCACTGGTATCAATGCGCTGATCGGGTGTAACACCCGTTGCCTGAGCCACGCTGTTGATATATGCCTGCGTGTTGTTCTCGTTTGGCGGTGCCCAGCGTTTAATAAAGCCGCTTACCGTGTTCAGGCCATACTTACGCTGATAATTACGAAGGATGATAATCATTGCTCGGATGCCATATTCAGGAGTAGTGAACTGGCAAAATGATTTGTCCGTTCGTTGATCTTTTGGGACTAGGCCTTTCCAATCGTCACCCCAGCGAATATTTCCGGGGTTATTGTTACGGATCCCACGCGGAGTCTGAATTGTCATAATCACACCTTGTTATTGTCGCTACCGACACCAAGTCGATTGCCAATTAACCGCATTGCAAATCCTCGGATGGCATCAACACCAATCAGCCCGACTCCGCCACCGATGGCCACAGACAGAGATTTAGGCCAACCGAAATATTCCAACGCTGATGAGAAGGTCAAAGTCAGGGCACCACAAAGAAGGATTTCGAGTGTCTTTTTCTTCCAGCCACCGTTACCGCCAAAATAGGCAATACGCAGACCGGCCATAAATAACGACATCAGAACAGCGCCCAGCGGCGTATCTCCTCGCCACCAGCTCTGGAACAGCTCCAGCCAGCCCTGCCAGGAATGGGGATCGTTGTGCATTTTCATAAGCCTCACCCCCCGATAGCTCGGATGGTGCAGTGTGATATAGGAAGGCCGCCCGGTGGATTAACGGCAAAACTCAGAGGGATTATTCCGGACGGCACAAACAGAAAAGCCCCGGCAATCACCGAGGCTTAAATTGTTGCCGGTTACCGCTCCGGCGCGATCAGCAAAAGCTATCGCGGTATCAGATTGTGGTCCTGCCTGTGTGAGCTTTGCGGTCGGCTGGAACATGTAGACTCCACATCACTCCCCGCACTTTGTCTTATTGGCGTCGGGAATCCATAAAAGAAAACCCCGCCGAGGCGAGGTTCTTAATTCTTGTAACGTCACAGGCGTAATGACCCATCGTTGGAATCAGGTTAGCCATTTTCCGTTAATTTTGCAATAGCTAAATTATTTTGGTCATCGAGTCACGTTTCCCAGAATCTTTTCTGCATACGATTCCTCAATATGGCAATGCTCCACCAGCCGATCGAAAAACAGTTTATAGTTGTACCGCCATACCATTTCCGTTACTCCTAGTGCTTTAAAAATCTCGGTATCTTTGAGACGTGGGTAGCCTCTTCCCTTGCATCTTGGGCATTTTTTATAAACCGGCACGCCCTGCAACTCAGATTTTTTCTTATCGAGAATTTCTCCGCGCCCCCGGCAACGACATTCATTTTTCACATGGCCTTTGCCATCACACGCCTTACACACTACGCGCACCTGTTCACGTACTGATTTCCACACCTCCCAGTCTGACGGAGAAATACCTTTCGTATCTTTTACCCATTTCGGTGGCTTACCATCCGGGTAAGTAACCTTATTCGTGAAAATCTCAGCATCAATTAATTTAGCACCATGACAGCTACTGCACGTCACCAGGCTGGCCGCACTGAGGGAATAATCGCGAAATACATAACGCGCCATAGTGTCGAGAAATTTTGAGCGCTTACTCTCTTCCATTTTCCGTAATGCTCCATGCCGTTCTGCACGCTGATCTGCTAATTGCCTGATGTAGGCGATGATATTTTCAGAAGATAAAACCCCGGCTTTTGCCAGATACAATTCAATACCCACTGCGGCTTTTGCAGTAAGTAGCCCTAGGGATGCCATTACGTCAGTAATAGTCAGCGTATCAACCGTTATTCCGCATGGTACTGCGCCGGGCATCATGGATTTAGGTGAAAAATATTTCGGTAAGGACTCAAGTTTCATTTCGATGCTCCCGTTTTGCTTCAATGCGGACGTAATTACGAAGAATGCGGTATGCCACAGGAAAAGATCCCCGGTATCGATAAATTCGGAGACGCAACCAGCGCATGCGGAGTATGTCGATCAGTTCTGGTTTCATGCTGCATTATCCTGTCGACGTGCGCGGCGCTTCTCCAGCGCCCGGGCTTTGCGGGTGAATATGGATTTGATGCGTTTCAGGTACGGGATATCGAAACGGCGTGGCGCATTGTCTGATTCAAGACGCTCCACCCTTTCGAGGCCTATACGCCTGATGAGGCGGATTCGGTATTCGACCGCATTCCCGCTTAACTGCCGGTTGCAGCGCGTGCAGGCCGAATGAACGTTGAATACGTTGAATTTGAGATGTGAGGCGGCACCGCGCGAGCGGTAATGGCTTGCATCGATGGCGCTTCCGGTCAGGAAGTTGCTTTTACCAACCAGCGGCGCATCGCAGCTAATGCAGGGTTTACCTTCATCCCGTATCCGGATGTAACGGTTAAAAGCGGCCTGCGCCTCTTTATCCCACTGAGCTTTAGTTTTGAACGACTCAAGCTTAGCCTGGCGGCGCTGGCGTTCGGCTTTATCCGCCTGGTGTTTCTCCTTGATACGCCTGGCTGCGGCTTTAATCTTTTCTTTGGCACGCAGTTCCAGAGCGTAGATAGCGCCATGTTCAGGACAACACCAGACAACGTTGCTATAAGCAGGATGAAACCATTCGCGGCAAACTTTGCACTTACGGCGCGGTAATTTAGCCATGCTCACCCCCAGACCTTTTGGCGTAAGGATTTTGGCGTCCGCACCCGGCGTGCATATTCAGGTAATTTCGCGCTGACAGTCCAGGTAATGAAATCAGGATTAAGGCTGCGCTCAACCTTCACACCGCGGCGCCGGTATTCCGCCACCAGCTCATCGGCCTGCTCGGTTGTGCAGTCGTGATGATGGAACCAGGAGTATTTCATCGTCATCACCCCGCAAAGCTCATGAGCTGGGCGGCGGCGTTCTCGGCCTCGCGCTGAGTACGGAATGTACGTGATAAAATCCACCGCCAGAGCACATCAAGCGCGGATTTATACAACTGCTGAAATTCGACCTCATCCATGCTGGAAAAAGCGATGCTGCGGGGATGTTTGCGAAGGGTGCCGTCCGGTAGCTGGATGGCGTCATAGTGACCAGCCTCAACCGTCACCCATGCGCGGTAGGCATCGAATGATTTACACAGGCTAATCCCGTTTGTTACCCGGCGGTTTGCAATCTGTTCCAGATACTGTTCAGCCGCATCCAGTAATGCGCCCTCATTCCCTCCATATGCAGCAAGAAACTTTGCATAACCGTTTACCAGTTTGCGCTCATTGGCAGAAATGGCGCCGCCGGTGGGTTCCCAGTATTCAAACCCAAGATTAAGCAACGCGAAAAAGCGGCGATGGAATGCAGGATTCCTCACCTGACGGAACTCAGCCACCAGCACGGCGCCGAGTTTGATTTTTGATTGCAGAATATCACTGGTCTCCGGCGTTGCGGGGATCAGAATTCCAGATGACTGCTTGATGAGTTGTAATTCGTGCGCCATGGTATTCTCCGTGGCGCAGAAGGTTAACGGTTGTTCAGGCCGTTGATTTCATATTATCAGAAGGTGGTGTTACCCGGTAGCCGAGACGGCGAATAAAATGCATAAAACCGTTGGGAGTAAAAACTTCTTCATCACCCAGCAAAGGGCGCATAGATACCATGCCATTTACACGATAGATAAGATGCCTGCCTGATGATGGAAAGCTAAACACCACGCAGCCATCAGATCTTCTTACAATGTCATACCAGCTATCTTCTGACTTTTGCAAAGCTGAATTGCTCAATTTTTGTTCTCCCTTCAGGCGATGTACAGACGCGGTTAAAAATTGTCGGCAGCAGTATCAAAGGGATACGCAAATTGCGGTATTCTGAAAAATGCGCGCCAGTATTAAGCGCAATGTTAATAAAACCAGTCGTCAGCGCTTTCCCACGTTTCCTGCAGAATGCTCTGTATACGTTTTTTATCGCCATCAGCAACACCGACGATACTCAGACCATCCTGACTACCGCGACGGATGGTTAAGTTGCAGTTTTCATACTGATTCTGGAGACGGGTAATTAATTCTTTTTCCAGTGCAGGAACTGCCCCTTCCGGAAGCTGTTTTGTCCGGCTGATAACAAGCTCAATTCTCATAATTCCCTCTACACTTAACTACTGTATATAAACACAGTATACCTGTTAGAAAGAATATTCAAGACATGAATAGCACTTTTTGCAAAAGCTAGCGTGTTGTTTCATATCAGATTTCAGGCGGGAAAACCCGTCGCAGCGTACTCGAGTTTCTGAGTTGTGATATTCACACCGAAGGTATGGTAGAAATAACCATGGCTCTTTTTACGCCATATCAACACTATGAATAAGATGGCAAAACTGAAATGTACAAAACCATATAGAGTTTTAATATGAAAATTTCATCTTCTACGCCTTGTTTAAACTTTGCTCCACAGAAAGAATATTCTGCTGCCGTTGTTCCTCATCCTTCAAAGAATGCCTATGCGGATTACGTTTTGGAGACAGGTAAGCGAATACCGTTTTCCGCCGCAGATTTAAGCAACCTCTACCAAAGTGTCATTTACGCTGTCCACAGTAGTCGTAGCAGGCTCATCGATCAGCACACGGCCAATATGATCGGTAACACTGTACTTGATGCCTTAAGCCGATCACAGACCTTTCGTGATGCCGTAATCTATGGCATCCATAATAAGGAAGTGCAACTTGGCTGCATCACATACAGAAACGAATACGAGATCAACGAAGATTCCCCCGTCGGGGTTGATTCTATTCACTTACTGACGCATAGCGAATTGTATGAATACGAGGCTGGTCAAGAGCCAATTTTACCTATTTGCGAGGCGAGAAAAGATGAACACGAGGAAGCCTATATCAGTTTTAGTGCGGCGCCAGACACTGACTCGTGTGAGATGCCCTCATGGCAGGAAGGGCTAATTCACGAGATCATTCATCATGTTACTGGAGCCGGCGATCCATTAGAAGATGGTAATATTGAGCCAGGACCCACTGAAATTCTGGCACGCCGTATAGCACAAGAATTGGGATGGTCAATCCCTGAGTTCACCGGGTATGCTTCCCCGGATCGTGTAGCTCATCTTAGGACGCGCAATCTTAATGCCCTTCGCCAAACGGCGACACGGCATGAAGATAATGAGGAAGCTTTTTTCGAAAGGCTGGATGTGATTAGCGAAGGATACGAGGCGAGCGCTGATTTCACAGAGTATCCTGTTATGTCTGACATGGTGAAGGAGCTGAACAAACCACATGATTTTCCCGGGTTAGTTATCAATGATAATACAATGGATGCAGACCCAGACCAGATCCAACTGTATCATGGTCAACCTTATATTTTCACCTTCGTAGACAAACATAATCAGCGCTGACGTACCTTTACAGCTATAATCACTACTCATCCATTTTTACAGATAGTGTAGTGGTCTCCATCAAGTTCATCCTCAGTTTTCTCGATGAATTTATTCTTGCGAATCTCAGAAACGCTGACCTCCCGCGCCTCCAGTTCTGCTATGCGCTTACTTCCATCAGCAATAACGCCCTCGTAATACTCACGCTGTTCAGCAATACGCTTCTCTGCGGCTTCAAGCTTCTCGTAGAGAACATCCCAGCTTGTCGAGTTATCCAGAACCAGCTTTGTAACTCGCTCTTCACGTGATTTGTAATGCTCCAGCTCATCCAGCAGCGCCAGCACATCCGGGTCGCTCACATCGACGACAGTGACGCGTGATTGCTCGTAGTGGTCATCTGCAATACTGCGGCCTTCTGCGTAGTGGCAACCTATATCATCATATGTCGCGCCCGTGCAGCCATAGGTAATTCGACTGGCAGATATTCGCTGGATTGTCATTTCCTCGCCGCAAATATGGCATTTAGGTACAGGTTTTGGTGAATAGCGCTCACGTAGCGCCTGTTTGTCGATTGTCATGCTGTACCTCCCAAAATCCACTGATTACCTGCGTGCGCCTGGAATTTGCAGGACGTATCAGGCATAACCAACTCATGAACCACTTCGCCTGTTTCAACGAAGTAGTAGTTGCTGTCTGTAATGTTGTTGATGAAGAATGCCTCGCGCTCGCGCCCTGACATCTCACCGAGAATACGCTGCACCTTTTTGGTGATTGGCCGGTAATCAGGTTCTATGCCAGCCAGTTTTGCCGCTGCGTAGTTGTGGTGCCCATCCATCAGGATGGTGTATTGCTGCCCACGCAGAACTATCGGGTAAACAGATACGATAAAACGCTTAAATCTTGCCGCTCTGTCGTTTACCTTTGCCTTGTCGAGGTAGCGCTGACTGCTGATAAGCGGACCTTTGATGTTGCTCATTGGCCCTTTATCGGTGATTACTTTTTCAATATCTAATGCAGTTATCATGATCTGACTCCCTTTAGTCCGAATTTGGCCCGAATTTCTGCAATCTTCGCGAGGTTTTGCGCGCGGTTTAGTGGTCTGCCACCAAGAACAGGAAGCTGCTTAACTGGCTCCGGGATCACCTCTCCACGGTTTATCCTGGTAACCATGTGGTTGAGTTCTTCGACTGCCTTGCGGCGCAACTCGGTATCACTAAGAGCGTTAGCTCGCATGTTTGAGTACAGTGTGGTGACAAGCCAGTAATGGGCTTTGGATTCCCATGGATATGATTCTGCATCCGGGTATAAACCACGCGTGCGGCAATACTGGTAAACCATATCGACCAGTTCATTGGCATCAGGAAGCCCGGCAGCAGTTGCCAATTCAGCCTTACACCATGCGACGAACTGGCCTGGAGACGGAAGAAACGGACGTTCCTGACGGCGGGCGACACGCATTCCGGCCGCAACTTGCTCCATGGTGGTGATGTCGTTCTCACGGAAAGCCAGAACCCACTGGCGCCGGATTTCGTTCATCTCGGCCTGGCTGCGATTAGCCGTGGTAGCAGGGAACGCGGCCATAAGCTGACTGAACACGTTGTTGATGACCTTAGCAACCTGCTCAACTTGCGGTTTATCGTCATGCTGTTCCGGCATGTTGTTGGCAATACGGCGCATCTGCTCACGGTCAAAATTAACCATCTGCGCAGCAATGTTTTTCATAGCTCCACTCCGTAAATCCAGTCAGTGTTATTCAGGTCAAGTTTTGGCTTAGAGGCAGTTGTGCCAGTCTGTTGCTTGTTGCGGTTGATATCGAGTTGAGTCCACTTTTCGCGGAGCTTTGCCGGGCTAATGACGTTGCCAGCCCAGAAGCTGTCATGGCACGCCCAGCGAAACAGCACGCACATGTCGCGATGTGTCCGTCCGTCACATTCACGCATCAGGCGTATATCGTTAGCCCATCCTGCCAGGTTAGGTTTTCTGGCTGATGGAGAAATGGTTTTTATCAGGTCAAACATCCACTCGGCAGCAGTTAGGTCTTCAGCAGTTCCCCACTTGTTGCCTCTCTGAATCGCTGCTTCGGGTTTTAGAACATGAGGTTTCTTTGCTGGCTTGTCAGAGGATTCGTCAGAATTCTCGGACGTAGATCTTTTAATATTGTCTTTTGTTAGTTTGTCTTTTGTGGTTAGCAACTTCTGCTTAGGTGCGTTAGCAACTTCCGCTAAGGTTTTCTTAGCAGGTTTAGCTAATGTTTTGCAGAATCCGTTATTTTTAGTTTGCCACTCGGAAATATGGATATTCATACCAACCCTGCGGCCTTCCTGAATCAGTACCTTCTTCCTGATCAGACTGTTTTTTGCTGTCGAGCAATGGGTATGATGCTTCTGAATCATCTCCTCTAGCTGCTCGTTGCTGATCCAGTCCATTTTCTTGTTGTATCCATACGTTTTGCGCCATACGGCCATCAGGATGCACAGCTCAGTCTCCGGCAAACCAGAACACATCACGGCATCCAGAAGTTCATTTGCCAGGCGCGTATAGCCATCATCGAGATCTGCCACGCGCGGCTCCTTAGGTGCCACGTCAGGCACAGGAAAATTGATTACTTTGGCAGTGTTTGCCATAATTACTCCTGTGAATTGATCCAGTTAATTCCACCAGAAAGCCGTTGGTGACCCCTCACCGCGGCTTTCGCCTTTTTGGTTGCTGCCATTTTCAGTCCCACCCCAACGCATCCGGCCTGGCTCGTTCAGCCTTTAGCCCGGCATCAGCGAGAATCTCTACAGCTGTGAGATAGTTTCTGGATACCAGTACCGCCTCCGGTGGCGCGGCCTGAATCCCAAGAAAAGCCAGCTCTTTCGCCATGTTGCAGAAATATCCCTCTGCTTTACGTCTGCTGACTGTCGACTCGCTGATGCCCATATGCTCGGCGTACGATTTCTGACCTACTGATGCAAGCCGGTTGAGCAGGACGCTCTCTATCTCAATCGGGTTGATTTCTGGTGGGTCTAACTTTCGTGCAATTGCGTTCTCCATGGGTAAATATCCTCTATGGTTATTTGGCTGACGCCTCTTGGCTTGGTAATCCATCTGTTGGGTTTGGGTAGAGATCAGGGCGCAGTTCGTGTGGGGTAACACCAGTAGCGCTGTAAATTGGAAGTACTCGATCGGCAGGAACCACTCCTTGATAACGATTCCGCCAATGACTGATGGTCATTGCGCTTACTTCCAGTAGTTCAGCAAGCCGGGTTGCGGTTCCTGCTCTGGTAATGGCTTTATCAATTGCTTTCATATTTGACTCCAGTGGCAACAGCCAAATTAAACAAAATGTTTATCATAATGTCAACATTTTGAATATTGAGCAAATAAACTTTTGGTTTAGAATTGTGTTATGAAAGAAAAAACTCATCAGATTAATCACCCACAAGTGCAGAGGCTCAACGAGATCCTCGAACTTAAAAAGTTGACCAAGTCGGACATGGCTCGCATTTGCGGGGTCAGTGCTCAGTCGGTCAATAACTGGTTTGTGCGCGGTACAATTGGGAAAAGCTCGGCGATAAAACTGGCAGACGCGCTTGGGGTGAGTCTTGAGTGGGTTCTTGGCCAAGAGGTCGACGAGAGGGACGGTTTAAAGGCCGACGAACGGAGACTGCTCGAACTATATCGCCAGCTTCCAGATGACGAGGAAAAGCAGAATTTTCTTCGGGTATTATCGCTTCGTCTCAAGGAACTGGATGCCATGTACGAGAAGTACATGAAGGGAAGGATTCGAACGCGCGAAGATTAAGATAAAAGCTCGGAGTAATTATCAAAATGACTCATTCTCAACATAGCAAGGAATAATTATGCCAGCATCGGTAATTAGCTTTATTAATATGAAAGGCGGGGTAGGAAAAACAACTCTATGTGTTGGCATTGCTGAGTTCATGGCTAACTATCTTGGTAAAAGAGTTTTAGTTATTGATGTTGATCCTCAATTCAATGCAACTCAATCACTCCTAGGTCATTATGGTCGTGTCGATGAATATCTTGATCAACTTCAAACAAATAAAATCACAATACGTCGAATTTTCGAAGTTCCAACATCCATTATGGATACGGCTCAAGCCGTTAGACCTGTTGATGTTATAACTAAAGTTTCTGATAACCTCGACGTCATCTTAGGTGATATTAATATAATCTTTGACACATCTCAGGAGTCTGTAAGAATATTCAAAATCAAGAGGTTCATCGATGATAACAACCTCCGTGACCAATATGATTATATTTTCCTAGATAGCCCTCCTACAATATCAATTTTCACTGATGCTTCACTTGTTGCTTCAGATTTTTATGTCGTTCCGGTAAAAATTGATCACTACTCCATTTTAGGAGCAACTAGTCTGGTCAGTGTGGTGCGAAATGTAAGACACAATCATAATCCGAATATTAGACACTTAGGATTCGTTTACACCAATACTGATGATGAATTGACATTAAAAACAAGCAAGATAAAAGATAATTTTGAAGAAAAATTCAGTGAATTTTACTTCTTTGAACATAAGTTATCATACGTACGAGATTTAATGGTTGGGCAGCAGGGTAACATTCCCTCTTGCTATACAAAGTCAAGAAGTGATATAAGCGCAATATCAACAGAATTCGCATTAAGAGTTGACCAACTAATGGTGAGTGAAAATGGATAAAGAACAATACAACACTCTATTAAGGTTTGCCCATGGCGGAGTAACAAAAGAATCCGCGATAGGTCTTTTTGTGACCATCTTACTTGATAAAGATTTGTTAAAATCAAATCATGATGTAAAAGATTTTGTTGAAAGTGTCTTTTCCATAGCCCTATTACCATACGTTGTTCGCTCAAGAACACTTATTTGCGCAAAAATATGCAGATTTTTAGTAAGCAGAGAAAGAAAAGAAATCAATAACTATGGTGTTATGGCTCGTTCATATTTCGAAAATATTTTTTCTAAAGAAGAAGACCTGCAAGGCCATAAAAAAAGAAATACAGCACTTTCTAATATGGATCTGTGGGTATCTAGGATGCTTAAGAAAGGCGATAAATAATGCTTTCTAACGACCCATACGGCAACAGAGCAGAAACTGACAGGTTTCGCCAAGAGGCAACTAAGTATCTGAGTGATGAGTCAGATATAAATACCTTGGTAAGTGTTTTCAAACACGTTAGAATTTATAGCATGATTATTGAAATGAATACCAATCTATCACACAAATCACATGTGAAGGGTATAATTTATGATTCTTTAAATTCCATCGTTGCAATATTAAATAAAAGAGAACGATATTTACATTTAAATCTTCGTTCTATGATTGAGCATATAGCAAGAATAGCTTTGAATAAAACTTATTCTGGTGGTGATTTCGATGGAACGGTACGACGACGAGATTTTGATTACCTTAAATCTAATAGAAGAAATGAAAATTGGAACTATCTGCACAATGTTTATATAAACGCTTGTCATTATGTGCATTTTTCACCGCAAGCAAATATTAACACGTCAGCAACTTTTTTGCAGTTGCTTGTAAACGACTGCCATTCATCACAAAAGAATCTTATTCGTAATCTACATAGATTAACAAGTTCCGTAATGGAAACTTACATTACTTATTTTCACTATGAAGTTGCGAGTACATTTTATAGATCCATGGCAGATCTGAAGTATCTGCTGGGGAATAGTTTATACACCAAATTTAAAGCGCTGAACTAACACCTCTAATTTAACCGGGCAACAAAGATGTTTTTTATCCTTAGCCCCCTTCCCCAAAACTGCAAGTGATCCCAGCCTCATGGCTGGTTTTTTTTGTCCAAAATCGGCATAAATCACACCTCCAAAAGTCAGATTAAACATTTTGTTTATTGATTTATACTCATTATGTTGGCATATGTTTAAACATTGTGTTTAATGAAATCACCAAAACGCACCACGACCACCCAGGCAGGACGCCCACGAAGTAGCCGTCCGGGGCATACGAAGACCGGAATGAGGTGGAAAAGTTAACGCGCAGAAGGTTTAAACAATGTTCCGCTGGCCGGCGATAAGGCAAACGAGGGTGAGGATGATTGATTTCGCACGTAAACCAGCTCGACAGCAGGCCGTCCTGCTTAACCGGATTGAGGTTTTAATCCGCCGCCTCTGCTACCTGCTGGCGCAGAAAGGAGATCCGGATGCATAACCAAAATACATGCGCTTACCACCTGTGTGGAAAGCCGATTGAGCAAGGCAAAGAAGTAAAAAGTCCCCTTCTCTATCGCAAAGGCTCGCAACTGGCGCGCAAAGAAAAGGAATATTGTTCCAGGCAGTGCGCTGAATACGACCAGATGGCGCACGAAAGTTAAATAGTAGTTCCGAAATATTAAATGAAAAACTCGCCATTAATTTGGCGTGGCTTCTTACACCCTGAATTTAAAACTGGAGAAATTATGGAAATCGTAAAAATCGAGATGAATCTGAAAGCAGTTAATAAGAGCATTGCTTTATTCAATTGCGAAAATAAAGTCTCAGGCGTTGTTCACTCAAATTCAACTGGCGAAACTACTGTAATTCTCGATGGTGGATACGTACTCGGAAAGTTCGACTGTCCTCACTGTGCAGTAACAGCTATTTCACTGCTCATTGTCAAGATTCGCGAAGGTGAGAAGACCGGATACGGCAACTACCAAAAGCACAAACAAACCTTCATGGAACAGGCTTTTGTCACCGTTCATTGAAAAAGCCCACCTAAGTGGGCTGCCCATCCGGTGTCACCGACCAAAGCGAACCGGACCCAACAACCTGATATATCGGGGTGCTTTTAAGGCACCTCCATTCTACACGAATAGAGGACAAAGTAATGAGTGGAACTAATCCTGTATTTTTAGTCCGCAAAGCCAAGAAATCATCGGGCCAGAAAGACGCTGTACTCTGGTGCAGCGATGATTTTGAAGCGGTAAATGCAACACTGGATTATCTCCTGATTAAATCCGGCGCAAAGTTGAAAGATTATTTTAAAGCCGTCGCCACAAATTTCCCCGTCGTTAACGAGCTGCCACCGGAAGGCGAACTGAGCCTCACTTTCTGCGATTACTATCAACTCGCTAAAGACAATATGACCTGGACGCAAATCCCAGGTGTAACCCTGCCATCATCTGAAGCCGCCGCCGCGGCGCGCCAGCATATCGTCGACGGTGTTGATACCGAAACAGGCGAAGTGCTGGAAGACCACACCGAAAATTTTGAGAACAAAGACAGCAGCCCTACCCCGTCCCCCGAGCTAACGGTTGTCGCAACTATGCCCCTCCGTCACCGCGTTCTTGCTCAGTACATTGGTGAAGGTGAGTATCTTTATCACGTCGATGCCTCCCAGAAAAAAGAAATTCTGCGTCTCGAAATGGACACCGATAATTCATATGTCCAGAACCTGCTGCTTGCCGCCGAGAATGTTGAAGCGTTCAAAAAAGCTATTGAGCATGATATTCACAAAGCAGTTAATGCCATCAAAAATGTATTCCCAGTTGACAGAAAAATTCCTGAACTGGGGACTATTATCCAGTTCCTTAAAACATGGTTCGATACCGAACATATCGATCGTGGTTTGCTCGTTAAGGAGTGGGCGAAGGGTAATCGTACATCGGCTATTCAGCGCACTGAAAGTGGCGCGAACGCAGGCGGCGGCAATAAGACTGATCGTCATCCTGATGTAAAGCATAATTTTGACGTTCTCGACATTGAAATAGCACTCGCCACTCTGCCTATGGATTTTAATATCTATGAGCTTCCTGGTAGCGTTTACCGCCGCGCAAAAGAGATCGTTAAGAAAAAGGAAAGTCCATTCAAAGAATGGTCCGCAGCACTTCGCGCAACGCCCGGGATCCTGGATTATTCCCGCGCCGCTATTTTCGCGCTGATCCGAAGCGCCCACCCTGAATATTATCAGTATCCAGGGCGCCTGAGGGGTTATATCAATGCCAATTTAACGGAAAGCAATCACGAGAAACCTACTGCAGAGACTCTTGCTGCCGCCCGTCACACACCGGAAAAAGATGCAGTAGAAGAAGCCAACCGACAGCTGGCTGCCGAACGCGGTGACTTCGTTCCTGGTATAAGCGACCCAAACGATCCGAAATGGGTGAAGACAGGGACAAGCCAACCGGCATCTGAGCCCGAGCTGGTTAAAAATGTTGGCAACGGGATTTTCGACGTGTCCGCTTTAATGCAGAACTCATCAACTTATGGCACAAAAACGGCTCCGGAGGCCACCAGCAGTGTGCAGGTTCAAGAAATTGTCAGTGATGAAAAACAGGCTGGTGATGCGATGCAGGCAGGCGAAAACGATCTGGGGAATGGTGAAAAAGCAGATACCATAGAGAACCAGAGTCAGGCTGAAACGCACCAGAATAACACTTCAGTGAGCCAATCTGAGCCTGAGGAGCAACAAAACGTGCCAGATTCGCCACAGGAAAAACCAGAAGCGGCCTGGCCGGAATACTTCGAGCCGGGCCGCTATGAAGGTGTACCGAACGAGGTTTACCACGCTGCCAACGGGATCAGCTCAACTCAGGTGAAAGATGCGCGCGTGTCGCTGATGTACTTTAACGCACGTCACGTTGAGAAGACCATCGTCAAAGAGCGCTCTCCAGTACTTGATATGGGCAACCTAGTGCATACGCTGGCGCTGCAACCTGAAAACCTAGAAGCGGAGTTCAGCGTGGAGCCGGAGATCCCTGAGGGTGCTTTCACCACCACCGCCACCCTGCGCGAGTTCATCGACGCGCACAACGCCAGCCTGCCAGCGCTGCTGAGTGCTGACGATATCAAAGCGCTGCTGGAGGAGTACAACGCCACCCTGCCCGCGCCAGTACCGCTGGGCGCCAGTCTGGAAGAAACAGGCCAAAGCTACATGGCGCTACCTGCTGAATACCAGCGCATTGACGCAGACCAGAAACAAACAGCCGCAGCCATGAAGGCCTGTATCAAAGAATACAACACCACCCTGTCTACGCCGGTTAAAACGAGCGGCAGTCGTGACGCGCTTCTTGAGCAACTGGCAATAATCAACCCCGACCTGGTCACGCAAGAAGCGCAAAAATCGGTGCCGTTGAAAGTATCTGGCACAAAGGCCGATCTGATTCAGGCCGTGAAATCAGTAAATCCGGCAGCGGTATTCGCCGACGAATTGCTGGATACGTGGCGGGAGAACCCCGAAGGGAAAGTACTGGTCACCCGCCAACAGCTCAGCACCGCGCTGAACATTCAAAAAGCCCTGCTGGGGCACCCGACCGCCGGCAAATTGCTGACTCACCCAAGCCGCGCTGTCGAGGTGAGCTACTTTGGGATTGATGAGGAAACCGGGTTGGAAGTCCGGGTACGCCCTGACCTTGAGATCGATATGGGCGGCCTGCGCATTGGCGCCGACCTGAAAACTATCAGCATGTGGAACATCAAACAGGAAGGCCTGCGTGCGAAGTTGCACAGGGAAATCATCGACAGGGACTATCACCTGAGCGCGGCTATGTACTGCGAAACCGCCGCACTGGATCAGTTCTTCTGGATATTCGTCAACAAAGACGAGAACTACCACTGGGTCGCCATCATTGAGGCGTCCACCGAACTGCTGGAACTTGGCATGCTCGAGTACCGCAAAGCGATGCGTGCAATAGCGAACGGTTTCGATACTGGCGAATGGCCTGCACCGATTACCGAAGACTACACCGAAGAACTCAATGATTTTGATGTGCGTCGCCTTGAAGCGCTGCGCGTACAGGCATAAGGGGAAAATCATGGAAAACACAAACATTGTTACCACTGAGCAGCAGGCACCAAACACCATTTCTGCCAGTAACGCGATTTTTAACGTTCAGGCACTGGGTCAGTTAACGGCTTTCGCTAACCTGATGGCAGACTCACAGGTGACGGTACCGGCACACCTTGCAGGGAAACCAGCCGACTGTATGGCTATCGTCATGCAGGCTATGCAATGGGGCATGAACCCTTACGCTGTGGCGCAGAAAACACACCTGGTTAACGGTGTTCTTGGTTACGAGGCACAACTGGTCAACGCAGTAATCGCAAGCTCCAGTGCCATTCATGGCCGTTTTCATTACCGCTATGGGGGTGACTGGGAGCGCTGCACCAGAACGAAGGAAATCACACGCGATAAAAACGGGAAAAACGGAAAGTACACCGTCACTGAGCGCGTTCGTGGCTGGACGGATGAGGACGAGATCGGCCTGTTCGTTCAGGTTGGTGCCATTCTGCGGGGTGAATCTGAAATCACCTGGGGAGAACCTCTTTACCTCTCCGGCGTTGTTACCCGCAATTCCCCGCTGTGGGTTTCCAACCCTAAACAGCAAATTGCTTATCTGGGCGTTAAATATTGGGCTCGCCTGTACTGCCCGGAAGTGATCCTCGGCGTGTACAGCCCTGATGAGGTTGAGCAACGAGAAGAACGCGAGATTAACCCGGTTCCAGTCCAGCGCATGAGCGTACAGGAAATCACCAGCGAGGTTAGCACCACGACCAGCGCACAGGAGTCGGCAACTAACGTTGATGCTGTTGCAGACGATCTTCGCGAACGCATTGATACAGCAAGCTCCGTTGATCAGGCCAAAGCAATCCGTGCGGATATCGAATCACAGAAAGCGTTGCTGGGCACTGCGCTGTTCACCGAATTGAAAAATAAAGCAGTGAAGCGCTACTACCAGGTCGATGCACAGAACAAAGTCGAGGCAGTGATCAACTCAATTCCAAACTCTGGCGAACCGGAAGCCGCAGAGATGTTTGCTAAAGCTGAAAGTACGCTTAGCGCTGCTAAACGTCATCTTGGCGACGAACTGCACGATAAGTACCGCATCACCCTGGACGATATGAAACCGGAATACATCGGCTAATTGCATCGGGAGGGGTTACGCCCTCCCGTCTAAGGAGGTTATATGCGCCTTATTAATCGCAGTAAACAATCGCCGCTTGGTCGTCGCGCATGTGATGTTGCACTGGCTGCACACCATGAGAAATTCGGCGATTACGGCAGACAAAAGCACGTTACCAATTACACCGTTGTAGTGGATGGCGTAAAGGTTCCTGTCGAAGTAGTTAACCGGGCCACCAGCTACGTAGCCACCGCAATGATCGGCGTTCGGAAACTGTGGAGCCTGCCAGCGCAGGCAAAATGAATATTAGCGATGGCCTGTTGCGAGGCCACTGGAGAAAACGATGAGCAAAAAAATTAGAGACTTTGAATTGATGAGCACCAGCGAAATTTGCTGTCAGCTAAGGATTTCTTCCAGGACGCTGGATCGTTACCGTAAACGACCAAGCGACAACAACCCATTCCCGGAGCCTGACTGTTCATATATGGGTGGCTCCAACAAATGGCTTAAAACCAAGGTCAATGAGTGGCAGGTCAGGGAAATGTCACGACCAACACGCCGTCCAATGTCGCATCTGAATCTGCCCCGTGACAACAAAGGTCGACTCATCCGGTCTGACGTGGCGTGA